CAATTCATCATCCACAGCAAACTTGTACGAATCTTGAATATTGGTGTACAGAATCTCCGCAGAAGAACCAGGAGCCTGAACAAGGTAAGCCTTAGCATTTGTTGGATTTTGACCGGCATCTGCAACTGGGTACGGATAAAGCATACCAGTTACGGAACAAACTGACATAACCGTTCCAGAACGAATAACTCCGTAACCCGGTTTAACAGTTTTATCAAGAATCAAAGCGATATCCCGGACACTGTGAAATAAGGGTTTAATCCCTCGACCTTCCGGACTTCTATTCATTTGAGGAATACTTCCACCCAAACGAGCATCAGATCTAATAGCCATTATTAAGCCTCCTTTGTAGTCTGAATATGACCGAGTAGACGGGAAACAACTTCATCATCCCCATCAGTATCATTAGCTTTCGGAGGAGTAGAATTACTCTGAATAGGAGAAGTTGATACAATTGTATCCTCCCAATCTTTTACTTCGGCATTAACTGCATCCGTAAAAGCGGTAACATCCAATTTCCCTTCTGTCATATATTTATTATAGTCAACCTTCGTAACCTTTGCCTGAACACGTTCAGGAAGAGAACTTGCCCTCAAAGCGCCATCCATAATACTATTGGCTTTAGCCTTGGTTGCTTCCTCGTCCCGAAGAATATCCCTTTTTTCAAGGGCAACAACTCTTTCTGAAAGACCTTGCTCATTTGTCTGGGAAGCGGCCAGCTTATCTTCCAATTCTTTCTTCTCTGTATTAGCAACAGCTAAAGCTTCCTGAGCAGCCAACAAAGCTGTATCTCCAGAAGTATCTGGAGTTATAGAGGCCACAACCTGATCATATACATCCTTATGATCAGCTTTTAGCATATCAACAGTCAATTTCATCGTGAAATCTCCTTCTTCATTATTTTCTGTCATAAGTTCTTCAAAAGAACCTAATCTATCTGCCATTCCAGCAGATATCGCCTTTTGACCAACTAAAATTCCGCCCTTACCAAATTTACTCAGTACAGTATCTTCCGAAACCTTTCGATTTGTAGCCACTGTACTAATAAATACTTCTGCAAGATCATCCAATTCAGCCGTAATAACTTTTTTACCTTCTTTTGTAGAAATGTCAGGACGTTTATTAGGACTTGCAGTATTCACAATTTCAATATATCCATCATTGTCTGCTTGGGGACTTGGGTAAGCAACAACGACTCCGATACTTCCAACTCTTGAAGTGGCATCAAGTACAATTTCATTTGCCGCGGAAGCAAGCCAGTATGCCGCCGAAGCTCCTACACCACCCACGTAAGCTGTAATTGGTTTTTTTTCAGAAGCCACTTTAATAAAATTAGAAGCTTCATTAATCCCGGTCACAGTACCACCGGGGCTATCAATGTCGAGTATAATTGATTCAATATCAGGATTTTCCAAGAGACTTTGAATATCTCCAGTAATATTCCCTAATACCATACCAATTCCCAACCATTCAGTTAAAATGTTTGGCCTGGAAAAAATAGGACCATGAATAGGGACAACTGCTTTAGATCCTCTAATCTTGGCTGAACGAGTACCCATCAAACGGTCAGATTTTAAAATCTCTAACATTTTAGGGTCAGTTGCTACCTCACTACCCAAAAAACTTTGAACCATCATTTCAAGCCAGGCCTCTTCTATCAACCAAGGTTCATTTAATAGAGAAGCTAAAAACTTTTTCACATGAGTCCTCCTTTAATTATTTTGAAATTACGGTGTTTCTTCTTCCGGTTCTTCCGGTGTTTCTTCAACAATCTGTTTGGATACATCCCCTTTCACAGTTATATACCCTTCTAATATAGTTTGTACTACACCGCCAACTGTAATGTCAAGTGCATAATCATATTCCCCCAAATTAATTATTGAACTTGTTTCCTCAGAACTCATTGAAAAAGTTAAAATAGTATTACCCTCAGACAAAACTCCAGATAAGGGATAGCGTTCTGTACTATCAGATACAGAAGATAATCCCCCTTCAATTGTATAAATAGAGAGAGGATCAAGATCAACATATATGTCAGCAAGTACAACCGAGTAAGCGAAAGTACTACCTTTCCTTAAAATATAATTCCGAGAAAAAACCATTACTTTCTCCTTTTTAAAATACTTTTAGTTTTATTTTTATCAGAGTCTTTATTTTTATCAGAGTCTTTATTTTTATCAGAGTCTTTATTTTTATCAGAGTCTTTATTTTTATCCGGAAGAGTAGGCTCTTGTGTACCGTCACCATCAGCACCTTCTTGAATTGAATCAAGTGCCGCAGTCAAAGGAAGATCTGGCATTAACTCCTCTTCGGTTTCATATTGAAGGCGATTTTTAAAATATTTTGAAAAACCAAGCTTCTTTGCAATGATAGAACGAGGGATACCAAGAGATTCTACAACACTTGGATGTTTAACTCCAAGATAAGCTCTTGCTTTCCCTTCAACATCTCCTATTTCTGATGTTGGAAAATCAAAATCCATCAATTCCCAAGGAGGAAAAATTATATTTTTAAATACGGGTTTCTTATCTTTAAATTCAAATGCTTTTTTAACCTTATACTTTAAAGGGAAATTAACCATCTTATTCTTTAAAACAAAGATGCTTCTCCATAAATCATACCTTTGAAATCTTTCAAAAAATGAAATCTCATGGTAAATACGATCTGTTTGCGGTCCACGAGAAGCATTAACACCAGAAAAAGTATCCCCTCTTGTTTGTCCAGTTACCATATCTTCTGGTTTATTCAATCCTGAAGTAATCATATGCATAATATCTGTATCTTGTTCGGAAATACTGGGAAGCTTTGGATTTTTAACATCAATTTCAATCCCAGGAGGAAGAATCAAAGTTCCTCCAGGAGTTTTCTTTGCAGTTAACCCGGTATCTCTCTTTTGTTCAGGAGTCATCTTCAACCAAGTCCGAAAAGCTTTTGTATCTGTAAGTTTAACAACCCATAAATACGAACCAGCAGATTTTTTATGATCAATTTCCCATTTCTTAAGGTTTACATAATGGTTAATCCACTCAAGAGTTGTAGAAATATGAGAAAGATTCCTAGGAGTAAGAAAACCACGATCCCAAGCAACTATAAAAGTTTTATACCCACCAACATTTTCATATTTTTTACCAACTCCTTTAGCAAATTTAAACTGACTTTCTGATAGTTTTGAAAGATTCTTAACTAAAGTACCAAATTCAGGATAATGAGCAACATAAATAGATGGGAAAAGTTGAGTTTCTACTTTTCCAGCATTATTCCTAATATTGAAACTATAAAAAATAGGCATTGTCTGTTTTTGTGGATGAAAATAAATTCCAGAATCATAATCACCACCACCTTTCAAAGAAGAAGGATCCATAAAATCAATCTCAACAAAACCGTCCGTGTGAATTGTTAAAGAAAGGAACAATTCACCTTCAATTTCACTTCTGGCAACATACTTAGGAATATTTTTATAAAGCTCATTCCTAATATCATAAAGCTCTTCATAAATTACTTCGTCAATCTCTGGTATTTCAGAAGCAATATCCCAACCGTATCCAGCGATACTTCCCATAATATCCCGGACATGTGAATTCAAATGTGGGTTTGTATTAAATTTTTCCCAACAACTCTTTTGTAGTTCTGGGAATTTTTTAAAATCAGAAGTAGAAACACCATTAAGAGAAAAACCATCTTCATCTAATGTAGTATTATTCTCTCGTACAGGACTTTGCCATGGTGCGAATGATTGTGCCGCATACTGTAAGACATCATCCGGCATATCTTCAATGGCGGCATCAAATTCTTCTTGGGTTAACTCTTTCATTTTAACTCCTTTTATTTGTAATTCCCAACTAAAGATTTCCTATCTTCATAAAATTCACCTAAAGATGTAACAACATGCCTTGATTTAAAATCTTCTGCTCCAATAAATCGACCTCCGTATATTGACCAGTTGATAGCAAAAATGCAATCATCTTGAACCCCCATCTTTTCTTTCTTTTCCGGTGTACCATAAAACTTTCTAATAGGATCATGATCAAAAAGAAGGAACTCTTCTTCCAATATATTATCTTTCTTGTTTCCTCTTACAACAATTTCAGGACATTTTAATCGCCCTTCATTTAAAATACTGTATACTTCTGAAAAACCATCTTTCTGTATTGGATAAGAAGCAGTCAAAGCAAGGAATTCAATTTCAAGCTCTTCACACCAATCACCAATATCCCACATTCCCCATCGCTCAGTACAAAGGGAATCAACACCATCATATTTATTTGAGTATTCTTCAATGACGGACTTGATTGAATTTATATCACTGTGTTGAATATGTTTAAGATCAATCACAAAATACATATATTTTAGGACTGTGGTATCTTGTTGAAGTAGGATTGCTGGATTATTTCTACTCCCTGGTAATCCTTTAGCAATCAAACAAACCATTGTTTTTGCCCCTTGAAGAATATTTGCTTTCATAGGATCGGCTCTATCAACACCTACACAAAGGGCAAAATCCGTATTATAAACATCACCAAGTTTTTCTAATTCATCCATCGTAATACTTCTTGGTTGATTGAAGGAAGTCTTTAACTCATAAATACTGGATAAAGGTAACAAATCCGCTTGCATTTGAGAATAAGTACCGTCCTCAAATATTTCATCTTCAGGGACTTTATTTTCTTCTCTGGCTGTAAGATATGCTTGAATCGTACCAAGAACTTTATTATATTCACCAAGAGAATTCCTAAAACCAATATATTGAGTGGCCAAGAATACTTCCTCAGTAAACATCTTTTTACTTCCAGCATCCCAAGTATTCCTGAAGTACATAGCAAATTCTCTTGATGGAAATTTTGCTTTATAAGAGTTAAGCTGGACTTGGGTCATTTCTGGATTGGTAAAATCTTTATGAGAAGCTTTAGGTGAATCTCTATGGGAAAAGAACAAGGTCCGATCAAGACCTTTCTTCCAAGTATCATAAAGACGGTAAAGGATGTGGTTCTTTGCTGAGACGGTACTATCAATAACACCAAGAGCATTGGGAATATTCCTGATACTACCATCAAGCTGAGTAAAAAACTTTGGATTATTCATATCAAAGATTTCAGAGAACGTATACCCAGTAATATTAGATACAATGCCACTAAAACTGGAAATACTTCTAATAATGCTGACAATATGACCTTTGGCATTCTTTAAACGGATCTCTTTCTCTTGAACATTCCTCTCACCAACAATTCTAATAAGTCTTGGGGAGTTAAGAATAATATCTCTCATGATATCATAATGAACGAACTTA